CGTGACAGTTCGACCTCGACGTCCTCTGGGAGGGGAGCATCCTCAGGCGGCATCTCGACGCCAAGGCGCTTCTCGATCTCCTTGCGGTACTGCATCGCCACATGCTCGGTGATGTGCGCCGCCATGGCCGATTGGATTGCAGAGGCGAACGGAGACTGACCGACCATCTGCTGAATCTTCGGGTCCTGCATCGCAGCCATGTGTGTCTGGATGTGTGCCTCGTGGTCTTGGTACAGGAACGCCCTTACAGGCTCCTGCTTCAGGATTGCCATGTTTTCGCTGACGGGGTCCTTCGGCTTGATGTCCCCCGGAAGCTTGATGATATCGGCAGCATCTTGGATGCCGAGAACCTCGAGCATATTTCGGTGCAGCTTGCCCATGTCGTAGAGCTGTGGTGCCTGCTGTGCCATCTGCAGCGCAGCTTGGTACTGCATGACGCGCTGGGCCATGGTGGCAGCGTTGGGGTCAGAAACTGGGATGACATCGACGCGGTCGTCAAAGTCCTGTAGGCGATTGAAGTCTCCATCCGGATCGTACTCGTACTTCTCATCCATGAAGTCCTTGACGATGCCAGCGATGAGGCGGAGCTCCTTGTGCATCGACGCATGGATACGAGCCTGAACGCCCGACATGACCTTCATGTTGCGCTCGAGCAGTGCAAGGGTTGTGCCAACCGGTGCCTGAGCATTCATGTCGCTGATCTTCACGTCGGCAACGGAACCGATGCGACGGCCCTCTTCGACGAGATTTGCCAAGAGCTGGTACAGGACGCTCGATGGCTCCTTGTACGGCAGGAACGTGATGGAGTCGCGGATAGAGCCGCTCGGCACATCGACGTCACGGAACTCGCCGGGACGCAGCGGAGTGTTGTCGCCCTTGATGCGAAGACCGCGAGCCTTGAGGCCAGCCGGAAGGTTGGCAAGGGTGCCAGCGTCAATGAGCTGGCGCAAGATCGAGGTGGCTGACTTGGTAAGACCGCCGATCAGGTGGATCAAGCCGATGCCATAGAACCCCATACCGGGTAGGTAGCAGTACGGCACGAAGTGCATGCGCTTCTGCTTGTCATCGTCATCCTCGTACCAGTTCTTGCGGATCGACAGGATGGTGCGGGAAGACTTGTCGATGGTGATGACGTAGGGGCGAGCGATGTCGTCGTCGTCGTTGAACCCCTCAGGCATGACCATCTCGACATGCATCTCGAGGAGCATGTAGCGGTCGTCGCCATTGCTGGTGTGCTCGACGCCCTGAAGGGTGTCGTACTTCTCTTGGATGTCACTCTTCTCGAGGGAGGGGTCGGGGAGCTCAACGTCACGATAGAAGCCGCTCGCCTGCAGCTTCATGAGCTCTGTCTTGGTCTTTCGCATGACGTGCGTGTAGCGCTCGCAGTCGGACAGGTTTGAGACGCCGTACTGGACGACGAAGTCTTCTGCCGGGACGAACGTGGATTTCGGAACCCTACGGACGGGGTCATAGTGCACCTTCTTGAAGGCGCTGCCTGCGAGAGACAGGCGGAACAGCATCTGCTCCGTCTCTTCGCGGTAGTCCTGCATGCGCTCGGTGATGAGGTAGTTCAGCTCATTCTCGACGCGAGTGGCCTGCTGAAACTTCTCGGTGGTCATCTTGCCGAGGATTTTGGTGCGAGCAGGGCCTGATGCCGGGTAAATCTCACCCATGGCCTGCGCTTGGAAGTGGATCGCAGCCTCGGTCAGCATCGGGTGGAACACGCCGGATGCGCCCTCCCAAGGCTGGGTGCGGTCTTCAACCTTCATGCCGAGGAGGTCTAGGCCCTTGACGTAGGCCATGGCCCAATCATCGCGGGTTCGAAGGTCCGACAGGAAGTTTCCGACAAGCTCACTGCCCATGGACTCGAGCTCAGCCTCGTCGATGAGCTCTGCAAGGTTGTCGCTGTGAGGCACTTCCTCGTATTCAGGATCGACAGAGATGGACTCAAACTCAATGACCACGCCACCGTCCTCCGTCGGCGTGACCGTTGACGTGGACTCATCGAACTCCTCGATATCGTTGATCTCTTCCATCGGCTCTTCCGGCTCGATTTCGATGTCAAACGGGACGAGAGGCTTATCGACTGCCATGGTGTTTCCCCTGCAAGGTTTGCGGCACTATAGCAGAAAAGCACCGAGAGAAGGAAGTGTTGTGAGGGAGCGCTATGATGGATGATAAGCCGTAGCGCAGTCTGATCCTCGACCAATACAAAACCGATGGTTCCGTGTGCGCTCCCTCGTACTGAGACCATACGACTTAGGTGCTGGGTGTCAAGCCATGAGCACGTTCAAAAGCGCGCAAATTTGACCTTGCGACCTCTTCTTCCTCAATAAGTGCCCTTCCGGCCCTGCCACGTACACCTCCAGACTTGCCCATCGCTGAGTCAAATCTGGCCTGAAGCTCGGCGTGCGCCTCGAGGATTTCCTTTGAGTGCTTCGGCTTTTCAGTAGTATTCCACAGGCTCGCGATGCCCGTCGTCGTCATCCCAGTCATCTGTGTCTACCCTGATCCAACCGCCCTGCCTGAAGCGTATGAGTGCCTGAGTGGTGCTATCGACGAAGTCGTCATGGTCGCCTGACGGGAATGACGCGCACTCCTCGATGACCTCTTCAGCCCACCTTGTTGGGGGGTACCACACAGAGCCCGATGAGAAAAGGTCAGAGACGGCGTTCACGCGGGCGATCTTGTCGTTGCCTCGGCTTGGCACGAACTCTGTCACAGGAAGTCCCATCTGCCTCAGCTCAAAGATCAGAGGGGCACCTGATGCCTTCTTTTCCACCACCAGCTGGTCAGGCTCGTACTCGTAGTACTTCTCTCTGGCCTTCTGTTTGAGCTCCGGGAACTCAAGCTTTTCCTTGTATGCATCCAGCAGGATGACGTTGGGAATCTGGGCACCAGTGCTGTCGGTCCTGTAGAAAATGCCCCACGTGGTGCATGCCGAGTAGTCGGAGCGCTGTGTCTTGAGGAACGCGGTGTCCCATGATTGGATGATTGCCTCGCACTGCGGTGGGTCCTCCTTGCTCCACTCCTGCCACCACTCACGCTTGATGAGTGCCCCCTCCTCGGAGGTGGGGTTCTGCATGTACTGGGCGTTCCACTTGCCGACGTGGATTTCGGCCTTGATCGCCTCAAGCTCGTTGAGGGACCAAAACTCAGGCCACAAGGGCAGGCCGGACGGCATGATGGCGGGGAACTCGATTACCTCCCAATCATCGACGCCCTGACGTTCAGTGGAGCGTTTGATGATCTGCCCGGTCAAGTCTCGCTTTGCCCACCGCGTCATGACGATGATGATGGCACCACCGGGCTGCAGACGCTGACGGGGTCCAGAGGTGTACCACTCGTAGACCTTGTCATAGATTTCTGGGTTGAAGGCAGCCATGGTTGCCTCCTGTTCCGAGTGAGGGTCGTCGATCACGAGGACGTCAGCACCCTTACCCGTGACGGCACCACCGACACCGATAGCGAAGTACTCCCCCATCTTGGAGGTTGCCCATCGACCAGATGCCTTGGAGTCTGCTGCCAGCTTTGTGGCGGGGAACACTGCCTGATAGTCGGTGCCGTCGATGAGGTTCTTGACCTTACGACCGAAGCCAACTGCAAGCTCCGCGGTGTGGGCGGTCTGGATCACCTTCTTGTGAGGGAACTTCCCCATGAACCACGCCGGGAAGAGATAGGACGCAAACTCCGACTTGGTGTGTCGAGGTGGCATGTTGATGATGAGGCGCTTGAGAGTGCCATTGGCAATGCGCTCGAAGGCATCCGCCATGATCTTGTGGTGCCTGCCAGCAATGAAGGCGGGCCACATCTGCTCGACGAATGGCAAAAAGTTCAATTGCGCTTCTTCGATCTTCTTCTTGCGCTCTAGCTCCTCGAGGTCACGAAGGAGTTCTTCCTGCTCCGCGAGGGGGAGTTGGGAGATTTTGGCAAGGATGTGGTCGTACTTTCCCATGGTGCCTCGATATGCGGGCAGGGCTCAGCCTTGGCGCTGGGGAGAACAGCCTAGACGAACCCTGCCCATGCTCTGACGTGAGGAGGAGCAGACCGACTGCCACGTCAGAACAACCAAACTCAAAGTCACCTCCCCGTGACTATGGGTGCCGCTGTATGTACACCATGTACACGGTGTACACAGTAGTTCATAGAGTCTTAGTGTAGTATATATATATTATATATACATCCGGTAGACTCATACATCCGGTAGAAGACTCTTAAACGTATAGAAGGATACCCCATACAAGGGGTATCCGTACAGTATAGACACTAGGGGTCAGCGTGATCCACCGCGCATCATCTGCGCGAAGAGAGGATTAGCCGCCTGAGTGCGTTGGCTTTGCGTCATCGGACGCCGATTATTTGTCATGGTGCTTGGCAGTTCGGGGCGCGGAGGGTTCGTCACGCGAGGGTCCATCTGAGGTTGCGGTGATACCTGAGGCCGAGCTCCCGGTGCAGCTGTGCCCTTGCCGCCAGCGCCGACCGGAAGGGGAGGTCGAACAAGGACATCACCCGGAGCGACCGGAGCCCTAAGTTCACCCATGGACTGCACACCGCCCGGAGAAGACATACCCGGCATCGGACGCTGAGCGGGCATACCGCCCTGAGCGCCCGGGAAGTCCCCTGATGCCAAGCGCCGCTGCATGTCGGCTTGATTCTGCATAGCGTTCATCTGCTGCCGCATGTCGGGCGTCATCGAGGAAATTTGTTGCGGGGTCATCGGGCCCATTGGGGTCATCTGCGGCTGCTGCTGCATGAACTGCTGGTACTGCATCTGCTGCGCCGGAGAGCGTGGGCCATCGAGGCCCATGGCCTGCATTTGTGCAAGCATCTGAGGATCATTCGCTCTTTGTATGGGCATGCCGTCCAGACCCATTGTGGCAGGTCGCGGGGTGAAGTTCATAGCGCTAATCTGCGCTCCACCCGGAGCAGCCATGCCCGGAGGCATCATGCCACCAGTCTGTTGAGCTGGCTGGGGCACACCGCCCTGCAGTCGCTTCATCATCTCCATCATGCGCGGGTCCATCTGGGGGCCCTGCCGCATTGCAAGGGCACCAAGACCCATCTGCGATGGCGCACCTGATGGCATCTGCCCCATCTGAGGCATCGTCCGCATGCCTCCTCTCGCCTGTCCTGCTCCAGCTCCCATGATAAATCTCCAATAGGGTCCCTGATACAGGCACCCTACACCAAGATATGCCCTCTGTCACATGGGCTGGGTTGGAATTTATCAGGGAGCAAATGAGCACGGGCCTACCCGTGGTCTTTTGGGAGCTGATAAATTCCAAGCATTAACACACACCTCAGGACTGTCGCTGGCTTCCACATCCCACGATGGGGAAGCATAGTCTAAAAGCGACATAAATCACTAGGATTCATGGTCTAACCCCCGTGTTTTCGGAGACTCATGTCGTTTTTAGGACATTTTGGGTAAAAATATAGGGGGTGGGGGTGCAAAAACACAATTAAATCAACAACATAGGGGTGCCTATTTATATAACACGTTGATATTGTGGGAAAAATGTGGGGGGAGGGGGTGACGTTGGGGGAATATGGTCTGTGGTTGAGGGGAACATCATGTATGTAGCCGGTCGGGCCGCCGTCGATCAGCGGGGGGTTGGGGGTAGGTGGGGTCCACGGGTGGTCCGTTCCCTCTTGCGCCCACCCCATGACCCACCACTGACAGCCACCACAGCCTGCACCGCACCGCTCATGCAGTGCTGCAGTGCGCCTGACAGGGCTGTCACACCATGTGCAGCGCTCCATCAGGCCACCATGGCCACCATCGATGGGCCGTGCGCTCGATAGGAGAGCCGCCAGAGGGCCATCTATGGGCTGTCCTAGGTCACCCTACCTGACAGCACACATCGCGCTGTACGGCTCGCCCCTGCAACACACCGCACAGGATGGGGGAGGGGGGGGGGGTCTTTTCCCCGGCTACCCTGTCA